TGATGAAAAAAATTTGGAATTGGATAAAAAACATTTTTAAACCAGAAAGACAAGATCCACATCTTGTCATGCACGAAGAAGTAGAAAATGAATACACAGATAAAGATGGAAAATCTATAAAATGTGGGACACATAAAAGACACAAAAAAAGTTGTCCTACTTGTAAAGAAGTAGCAGGGATAATATAATGGCAGGAATAAGTGCATCAGGATTAAAAACACAAATAAGAAGTTATACTGAAACAGATTCTAATGTCTTAACAGATGCCGTTTTAGAAAATATTATTTTAAATGCACAATATAGAATTTTTAGAGATGTACCTATCGATGCAGATAGAAAACAACAACTAGGTAATTTAGTGGCTGGACAAGAATCTATTAACGCTCCAGCAGGGTCATTATTTATAAGAGGTATACAAGTTTATGATACCGCAGGATCAGAAACTACAGGAGCTAATAGATGGTTGGAGAAAAAAGATTATACATACTTACAAGAGTATCAAGATGTAACAGGAACATCAGCAGCTCAAGGTCAACCTAAATATTATGCTATGTTTGGTGGAGGCACAGGAGAATCAGATACGACATCTGGACGTATAGCTTTTGCTCCAGTTCCTAATACAACATACAGATTTAGAGTGCATTTTAATAAAATGCCTGATCTTTTAGAGGGTGATGGTGTTAATTATATTAGTATGAATTTTTCAAATGGGCTTTTATATTGTTGCTTATCAGAGGCATATGGATTTTTAAAAGGCCCGATTGATATGTTGACTTTGTATGAAAATAAATATAAACAAGAGATACAGAAGTTTGCTAACGAGCAAGTTGGTAGAAGACGAAGAGATGATTATACTGACGGTGCTGTTAGAATACCGATAAAATCGGCAAACCCGTAGGAGAATAAGTTATGGCAATTACATCAGCAATATGTTCAAGCTTCAAACAAGAGCTTTTACAAGGAAAACACAGTTTTGAATCTTCAGGTGGACACACTTTTAAAATTGCTTTATTTGATAGTGATGCAAGTTTAGGTGCTTCTACAACAGACTATTCAACATCAGAGGAGATTACTAATACATCAGGATCTGCATATAGCGCAGGTGGAGCGACTCTTACAAATTCTGGAGTATCTTTATCTTCAACAACAGCATTTACAGATTTTTCAGATGTAACTTATTCGTCTGCATCTTTTACTGCAAATGGTGCAATCATATATAATACGACAACAGATGGTGGTTCAGGCACAACTGATGCTGTTTGTGTAATTGCATTTGGCGGTGACAAAACAGCTAGTAATGGAACTTTTAAAATTGAATTTCCAACAGCCGACGCAAGTAACGCGATCATCAGATTAGCATAGGAGGCCGACCATGTCGGTATCTTCAGGATGGGGTCGATTCACCTGGGGCCAAGCTAATTGGAACGAAAATCAAAAATTTGGAGCAGGTTGGGGAGCTAAGACTTGGAATGAACAATCTTGGGGCGACCTTAACGATGTAACCGTTTCATTAACAGGTTTTGAAATATCCTCTAGCATGGGTATTGAAGGCTGGGGTAATAATACCTATGGTCAAGGTGCGTGGGGCGAGTTTGCAATTACAATTGGTTTAAGTCCAAACTTTGATATCAGTGGTGTACAATTTTCATCTAATGTAGGTTCTTTATCAGGAATAGGTTCTGCAGTTGTAGAACCATCGGGTGTTTCTGCATCGTTTAACGTTGGATCATTAGCTGTTGAATCAGATGCTAATGTTTCAATGTCTGGTGTATCAGCTTCTTTCGCATTAGGAAGTCCTACTGTTGCAGACATGGCTGTTGGTTTAACTGGTCAAGAGGCAACTTTTAGTCAAGGAACTGCAATCGCACCAAATGAGACAGCTCAACCATCTGGAGTTTCTTTCACTGCAAGTCAAGGAACTGCAATTGCGTTCTCTAGTAACCAAGCAGACTTACCTAGTTTTTCTGCATCATTATCTTTAGGAACTGCGGTTGCACCAAATGACACGGCAATATTATCTGGTCTCTCAATAGAGTCGCAACAAGGATCGATAGTTGGATTGGGTGGAGCTGTAGCTCAACCTACAGGTCAATCTGCAACAGCTAGTGTTGGAGCCTTAGATCCTAATGATATGACTCTTGGAATATCAGGTCAATCATTTAGTGCTAGTATTGGCTCTGTATCTGTAACAGATATTGCGGTAGGATTTGACGGATTATCAGCAACATTTAATATTGGATCAGTTAATATATTTGCTTATGGTGATGTTGACACTGGTTCAAATACATCATATAGTAATGTTTCAACGGGTTCGAACGACACTTATTCGGATGTTGCAACTGGATCAAATACAAGTTATAGTGACGCTGCATAGGAGAAAAATATGGCATCAACATTTACGCCTTTAGGGGTAGAACTTCAAGCAACCGGTGAAAACGCCGGTACATGGGGTACTAAAACTAATACTAATTTACAACTTATAGAACAAATATCTGGTGGTTTTACTACACAATCAATCGCTGGTGGTGCACAAACTACAGCATTAACTATTTCTGATTCTGGAACTGGTGATGTAGCTGGTCACCGAATGATCGATTTTACAGGGACAATTACAGGAAATCAAATTGTAACAATACCTCTAGATGTTCAAACTTTTTACATTTTAAGAAATTCAACTTCAGGAGCATACACAGTTCAATTTAAATATACATCAGGATCTGGTGGAACTTTTACTTTTTCTGCAACAAACAAAGGCACAGCAATCGTATTTGCAGCAGCAAATGATGGTACAAATCCAGATATTATACAAATTCAAACAGGTGGAGATGTTGTTGATGATACATCACCACAATTAGGTGGCGACTTAGACACTAATAGTTTTAACATAGCATTTGACGATGCACATGGAATTAATGATGAGAATGGAAACGAACAAATAGTATTTCAAACTACATCATCTGCAGTAAACCAATTAGACATAACTAATGCTGCAACAGGTAGTGCACCATCTATTCAAGCAACTGGCGGTGATTCTAATATAAATTTAAAAGTTGGACCTAAAGGAACTGGTTTATTAGAAGTTCTTGGTGCAACAAACCCAGGTTCAATTCAACTTAATTGTGAATCTAACTCCCACGGGATTAAACTTACGTCACCTCCACATAGTTCTGGGCAATCATACGAATTAAAATTTCCAACTGGAAACGTAACAGCAGACAGATTTTTAAAAGTAGACTCAGTATCAGGTTCAGGTGCAACAGGTGTTGGACAATTATCTTTTGCTGAGGTATCAGGCGGTACATCATGGCAAGCAGTAAAAACTTCTGACTTTACTGCGGTAGCAGGAGAGGGATATTTTGTTAACACAACATCGGGAGCTGTCACAGCAACACTACCAAGTTCAGCTTCTATAGGTGATGAAGTGTCAATTATTGATTACGCTGGCACAGCGGATACAAACAACATAACAGTAGGAAGAAATTCACACAACATACAGGGTTCTGCAGCGGACTTAACAGTGTCAACCGAAAGAGCGGGTTTTACATTGGTTTACGTAGACTCAACTCAGGGTTGGCTATTAAAGGATAAATAATAGTTATGTCTGAATATAAAGGTATAAAAGGGTTTCAAGTTCAAACCCGTACAGAGAATCCAGGTCCAACTGAAGCACAAACTGGAGACTTTTATTACAACTCTACAACAGGACAATTTAAAACTGTAAACACAGGTGGAGCACCTATTGGAACATGGTCTAGTATTAGTGCTATGCCTGGTGGTGGAACATACGATGGTGGTTCTTTTGGAACAAGCACTGATAATCTAATAGCAGGCGGTTATGAATCTTCTACTTTGGCAACGTCTTGGAAATGGAATGGTACATCTTGGTCAAGTCCTGCTGGAAATTTAAATACAGCAAGATACGGACCGGGAGGTTCAGGAAGCACAACGGCAGGAATAATCTTTGGAGGATATCCTTCCTTTACTGGTACAGAATCATATGACGGAAGTGCTTTTACTGAAGTGAATAATATGAATACCGGAAGACACACCGTAAGGGGTCTTGGCGCGTCTGGTAGCGCGATATATGCTACAGGAGGACAACCTTATACTAATAAAGTTGAATCTTGGGACGGAACTTCTTGGACAGAAACAACAGATTTTAATACAGCAAGGGGAAATCATGGAGCTCAAGGATCAACTACTGCAGGTATAATATTTGGAGGACAAACACCAAGTATGACAGCAAATACAGAAACTTGGGATGGTTCTTCATGGACAGAAGTTAATAATTTAAACACAGCTAGAAGAATAGCAGGATCTGGCACTTCAACACTAGCTTTAGGCTATGGTGGTTACTCAACCACTCACGCAGCTAACACTGAAAGTTGGGATGGAACTTCATGGACAGAAGTGGCTGATTTAGCGACGGCTAAATATGGAACTTCAAATACTCCATTAGGAACAGCAAATGCAGCGTTAGCAGGAGGTGGTCAACCTTCTGGAACAGATCAAAGTATATCTGAAGAATGGACCGCAGCAAGTTTTGAAATTAAAACGGTGACAACGAGTTAATTATGATTTATAAACAAGAAAAAGGAGGAAGCAACTATGGCATATAAATACTGTACAG